ACCAACTTGTAGTAGGCCTGGATTAGTTGCTCCGACAGAAACATTTTCAAATGTTCCAAAGTTATCAGTGCTAACAACAGATAGTGTTGATGTAGAACTAGAACCATATGGTAGTGATAATTTTGTTGGAACTATATCAGATTCAACATCAGAAAGTGTAACCCTATTTGTTTCGTGATGCATGCCATGATTTCTATGGTCAACAGTGAAATGTAAACCATCATTTACCTCTGTAATTTTTTCTAACGTGCAACTTGCAACTCCAGAGGTTACATGAGTATTCAATGATGTTGTTAATCCAGTAATTGGATGAGTATAAGTCATTGTTCCATTCAAGGCAAAATCTCCCTGAACATTATCTAATATTAATTCATCAGTTCTACCAATAGAAACGATAGACATTCTTGCATTTCTACCAACAGCATTATTTCCAATTGTTCCTATACCAAGAACATCACCCTGTTGGAATCCACTACCAGAAGTTATGACTCTTGCAGATGAAATACCACCATCAGTAACCACTACATCGGCAGTCATAAAGTCTCCACCAGCAGTTATATTAGTAAGAGCGACACCAACAAATAGAGCACTTCCAGATGCAGGAGTATATCCCAAACCAGCATTCACAATACCCATACTACCTGTTCCCACACCAGCACTACCCACAAAATTACCTGAAGCATTTGATGCGGATGTGAAAGTATTAGTTCCATCAGTTACTGTTAACTGATTGATAGTATTACCCAATGTAAGAACTGTATCTGTTAAAGGTGTTCCAATACCTAATCTAACTCGTTTTGAGTTTATATTAATTGAATTTGGTTGTAATCTTGCAACTTGTTGATTACCCTCAGATAAAATGGGATTGTATATCTCCATTGATCCTTGAGTTTCAAATACAGCTTTATTAATTACAAATTTAAGATCTTCCCATTGACTTGGTTCCCAAGTAGAAGCGTTCTGTGATTTAAACAGAGATCCTAAGTATGGTTGTTGTGATATAAATTCATCTGTTAATAAATCAGATTCACCAACTCTTGATATGAATACTTTATACTTAGTTGACCATGATGCTAAAGTTATGCAATATTCTGTATTATCTCCCTCAAGATACACTGGTGCATCAAATGTAAATCTTGTCGCGACAGTTCCATTAGTAGAAGTATTAATTTGATTTGGAGATAAAATTATTTCAGAGAATGGTAATACCTTTTGCGTCGGCACTCCTCCTTCCATTGTACGAATTTGGAATGTCATAGGAATATCCATGTCATCCTTTGTTTGGAAGTAAATATCACAACTAGTGATAAAGATACCACCATTTTCTGTAACTTGGAAAGACTGTGCTAATGGATCATACCAAAAATCTCTTCTTCCAGTCTCTGCTTGTGCTGAACTAATAGCCTCTGTTTTCATAACAGAAGAACCTGTTAATGTTCTAGTATTTCTTTCGTCTTTAGTTGGCCTTGTTTGAATAATAGCATTTCTGGTAGAAATAATATTTTCTTGAACTGTTTCTAAAGTTCCAGCAGCAGTATAAATATCTTCACCATAAGTATCTGTATTTTCTTGATCATTCTCAGTGTTATCAATCATTGTAAGAGTTTTTGTTCCAGTTTCAAATCTTGGGTGATTACCACTATTTGGATTTGGAAGATAAAAACTACCAATTAAATTAGCACCAAGATCAGAAATTAATCTCATATCAGATACAACTGCAGTAGCACCACTAGATGAGCCTCTAAGTTCCATTCCAGTATTAATATATCCATAATAATCTCCCTGTGCCTGATCACTCATTGATTTTGTATCAACATTTAATATAGTAGAAGTAGATGAATATGTTGCTGGCATATTTGTAGCACCACCACTAGTACCTGCTAATTGAACTGTACCAGGTGTTCCTAAGAATGTTTCAAGACCAGTTGCACCAACTTGAGATATATAAGGATTTTTAGCAAATACTTCTGTTGGGGCATTGTATGGCCCTGTTCTATGATTTGCTTGAGCCGCTCTAAATCTAATCGCAGGGAAATCTGTTCCTTCTGCTGGTAAACCAGCACCTGGCATTTTTCCAACAATAGTCTCTCCAACCTGAAAAGTTCCAGACTGCATTGTAATTTCCATTAACTTGGGAGTGATATATTTTGTCACTGCAACACTATCAAAGAATCCATATAATCTTGTAAGTGGTTTACATTTTGTGACTCTAACTTCTATATTCCTAGAACGCATATTTTGGATAACATCACGACTTACAATTCTATCTCCAATAGATTCATTATCAAATTGTTCAGTAACAATCTTTCTAGTTCCAGTTCTGGTTTGATTCTCAAGACGGAAAGTATCTCTGATAGTATCTTCTAAAGTAGTTGTAGTGGTTACAGTCACCATCTGTGAGTGGTTAACACTTCTACCACCATTAATCCAACCCGCTTTTATGATTTCTTCATGAGATGCTTGTGATCTTTCTCCTCTTCTTTCCTTACGATCAGATTGTTCTGTTCCAGACCAGTTAGTTTCCCAAGAATTCCATTGTATTGGAGCCATTCCTGTTTGTGGATCAACCCCAAATTCTTGCATTGCTTGTGCCATAACACCAGCAAAACTACCTTCTTGCTGAATTATTTTTGCTTCAAGTCTTGCAGTATCTGTCCATGTATCTGATGATGGAGATAACTTAACTGTTGATTGCCAGAAACTTACTAAAAATGGTGTAACACTTTCGGTTCGAGTAGCAAATTGTTGACTCAACCATTCAGTTTCTGTATATGCAAGAGTAACTACATCTTCTCCTTTTTTTATGTTTGTTCCCTCTGCCTCAAGAAAAGCACGATCAGTTCCTGCAACAACACCAGATACTGGGCCAGGCATCAAATCAACAGATGTGCAATAATGTTGAGGTCTTAATTCATTTTTTGAAGAATCTAAACTACATTTTACTTTAAAACCATCAGTTTCTTGTGGTTTAAGAGTTGTAAAATTGTCAACAAAGAAACCAGATTTAAATTTGTTTAATCCATCAGCATCAGGAATGAATAAATTTGATGTCTGTGTTTCAAGCATAGACAAGGATGTATAATATTCAAGATTCTTGATTCTATCCTCAAGATCTTTAATGTCACTCATTTTATATCTCTTATATTTTAAGAAATCAATTTCTGCTTGTCTTGGTTGATATAAGAATGGATGTAGCATAACGCTAGCTATTTCTATCGCATCATCAACTGGATTTGGTCTTTCTAATTTTTCTGATGGATCACCATATTTAACTTGGAATCTTCCAGTTTTATCCAAGAAAATTCTATCCATTCTACCAACAAAATGTGAGAAATTTAAATTGATAGATTCATCAGATGCTAGTATATTAGCAGCAGAACTTCCCGATGATGTGAATGTTCTTCCAAAAAATTCAAATGGAGATCTTACATTTTCAAGAACTGTGTAAGAAGATACTTTTGGTCTTATATCAATTGTATCAGTATTATATTCACCATTTATCATTGGAATATCTTTAGCATAATCCCAACTACTATATGAATTTCTAGTTGTTATATCTCCACTATCAGTTGAATCATAGTATCCATTTTGGAAGTAAATTTTTATTTGTTTCTTGGGTGCTTTTGCATTTGATCTTCTAGTAATAAATCCATAATCATAGACTGTGCTTTTTTGACCATTAGTAAATGTGAAGTTTGCAGATATATTTCTACTAGGATTATCTAAAGTTGTAATCAAACCTTGAACAGTTGATTCTTCAAATATAACAACTTCACCTTCTTCAAAAGCAGTTTCATTCTTTACAACATATGTAATTTGAGAATCTGTTACTGTTTCCATAACAAGACCAACAGCACCACTATTCTGACCTATGAATTTTTCACCAATAACTAAGTCTGTTGTTTTACCAGAAGGGCCATTTAGAGATGTTAATGTCATCTTAGGAGCACTCGCTTGAGAGATATCATTAGATTCAAAGATACCATGAATTCTAACAACATCTGCCTCATTTAAAACTATTTTATCATCTTGAACTCTTGTTCCTATTGGGAAGTTTCCAGATGTTAAACCATCATTTAATGTTGTCGCACCAATACCAGAAGCATTATCTTTTGAATAATTAACTACTGTTGCATTTACGCGATTTAATCTTTTTATTTTTGCAGTTGGTTTAGATTTTTGAAGTGTGGCAATTAATGTGCATCCAGTTGTTGCTGTTCCTAAACCCTCTATCTGTAATACTGTGTTACCTGTTGTGAACTGGAACATGTCATCTGTTAAGGCAACAGTTGTTCCATCAGATCTCATGAAAACATATCTTTCTTCATCAAATGGTAAAAACGATTCATTTACACCTGAAGTTACTGCAGCAGAAAGTTGGCCTAATCCTGTATTAGGATTAATTGAAACATCAACATCAAATGCTTTTCTAATAGTTAATAAAGAATTTGTGAGATCAACATCCGAAATGAAAGTTTTAGGCATTAAAGTATATAATCTACTATCTGTAGATCTCTCTAATGGTGATGTTTGAAGTATTAAACTTGAAACATTAGTAGATGATGTTGGAATTTCACCACTTGCAACACCAGTGACTGTCGTAACACCAGTAACATGAACATCATTGGTGTTAACTGTAACAACTCTTGCAAATGATGGAACATTATTTCCTAAACCACCAAATGATAAAATATTTCCAACTTTTAATGTACCAGGAAATAGTGCACTTTCACTAGTAACTGTGCATAATCCTGTTTGAGGAGTTTTTGCACTAAATTGAGCATTACCAAAATTAATGACTGGTCTTTGTATTATGTCACCATTAAATGTTTTCGCAAAACCAACATTACCTAAATCAGGGCCACCATATACTGCTTTGACATCCTGCATTCCAAAAGATGTTACAGCAGTAGCAACACGATTATTTGCAATACCATTTATTTCAAATGGTTCGTTAGCTATAAATTCTCCATTTTTTTCATAAACTACCAAAGATGTGCTATTACTTACAGCAGATCTTAAGAATCCTGTAGCACCACTATACTTTCCTTTTATTTGAGTTGGTATTGTAAGTGTAACTGGTTCATTTAAAGTTAACTTAGAAAATAATTGAATATCATAAAGTGAAGTATCCCATTCATTTAAAGCAGAATTAGATGTTGTATAAGATCCAGACTCTAATGCGAAGTCATAAACTCTAGCAACACCAATTTCTTCACCATTTGCACTTATTTGTGCAGATCCTTGTCTTTGATCCCTTAAACTAACAATATAAGTATTACCTATTCCTATTTGAGGTGCACCAAATACGTTATTAAGTCTTAATGAATTACCAGTTTTATATGCGACTCCTTGACTTTCTAATAGTTTTGAAGTTCTTGGTTTTGGGCAGTCTAGATAAGTAGAACTAATTGTTTCAATTTCATATCCTTTTACGAATGCTTTACCTGGTGATACATGATAAAGTGCTAGATCATCATCTGCTAGTGTTCCACTCATGGTAAACTGGCCAGGTTGATACACTCCATTATTACCAACATTGTCGTTTAGAGAATCTCTTAAAGTAACATCGAAACTCTTAACCATATAGTCACCAGACTCCGCAAATGTTCTACGAGCTAATTCATCTCTAATAAACCCATAATCTGTATTTTTTTTCTGAGATCTTAAAATTCCATCTTGTATGACTGCTAACTCAACAAAATTAGAATCGTTAAAATCATCTAGTGGTTTAGCAAATAAACTAACTGCTATTTTTAAACGATCAGCACCTGGTGCAGCATAGTTGTTAAATCCTTTTGAATTATCTGCTAATGTTTCGTCTTCATCAGCATTAATTATATCTTCTTCTATTCTTAATCCAATTCTAGCACTAGGAGTGTTTGAATATTGAGATAATATAATTGTTTCATCTTGAACTTGAACAAAATTACCTCTTATAAAGTAGACACCATTTGATATTGAGAAGGATGCAGCAGTTGATGTTGCATTATTTGCAATACAAGATGCAAATGATTCTCCTGTAGGTATAAAAGCATTATTCTCAGGGCCTGAAACAATGTCGCTATCTGCTATTAACAACTCACCATCAGCAAATACTTTAATAGAACTATCTTCTACACCAGAAGACATATATGAAATATAGAGTGTTAAATTACCATTTTCAGAATTTTCAGATTTTATAACTTGACTAATTATTGCAGTTACACCAGTTGTTGCTCCAATTATTTTTCTATCAATTAATTGATCAATATAAAACTCTACAGGAACTCCTAGATGACTATTATTTAATTCTACAGCAAAATACTCAGAAGAATACGCAGTATTACCTGGTATTACTTTTGCACCCTCTTTAAAGAAATGTTGACCAAATTTTTCAATTTGATTTTGTAATATAGACTGAAGACCACTTAATTCTCTTGCTTGTACAGGGTATCCAGGTTTGAAGAGAACCTTATGATAATTATCATTCGGGTCGAAATCATCAAAATATGGTGAAACGTTAAGGTTGGTTTGCTGAGCCATAGTTAATTAGAACTGTAATATTATTTTGATGTCTTCTTTTTGGTTGGAAGATCTTGTAATTGATGGTCTGTGATCCACATAAATCATGTTTCCAGAATATTTGTCAACTTCTGGATTAGCAACTCCCTTCGTAAATGTTTGACCAAGGTAGTATGTTCTATTATTTATTGAGGTAGAGAGACCTGTAAATGTAGTGCTGATTGATAAATTGGAACTACCACCAACAATAGTCACATTTCCACCAGATGATGGATCAGCAGTAAATCTTGTTGTGTTATAACCATAAATTGCTGCAGTCGCTGTTTGTGCAGTTGAAACAGAACCAGTTGCGGTTATAAAACCAGCAATAGTTCTATCTTGCCAATATTTCAAAACACCAGTAGTTTGATCATAACTGATCACTTTACCGTAAGCAGTAACACCTGTTCCAGTTGTTTGAGATATTAAACTATCACCAGTAAATGTTACAGAACTATATCCTGTTCCTGATAATCTTAATCCATAAGATGCACTTGCTTTATCTAATGTAAGTATTTCATTAGAGTTAAATGATTTAGGATTTTCTAAAATACCAATTCTAGCAATCTGGTTTCCTGTTATAAAGTCTGGGTTTTCAGCATCATTTTCAATTCTTGCATACATTAATGCATTAGTTGCACCCAATTCTCTATAGATATCAGAACCATGGCCACCTGGTGGTGGGATAATAACATCAAGAGTTGGTGGAGCAGTTGGTGTTGGAACAGATCCAGCAGCCAAATCTACGTTACCATAAGTATATCCAAATCCTTCGTTTGATACCGTAACACTTTCTATTTGTGCATCATTATTAACAACAACAGTGCATTCTGCGTTAAATCCATCTCCTTTAATTGGAACTCTAGTATAAGTTTGGTTAGCAGTTCCTATACCAGTTCCTCTGTTCTTAACTACAACAATTTTAATTCCACCATCTACAGCATTATTTTTTATTGAAGCATCTGCAGCATTATCTCCCCAATTTAAAGGAACTGGCATAAAGTCAGTAGCATCAAACTTAATTAAATCTGCTGGTTTGATACTATATAAGTATTTCCAAATATATCCGTCACCAGATGTACCTGCTGTTCTTGGTTCTAAATCGGTAAAAGTTGGTTCGTCTAGAGATGGTTTTCCATCAGGAGTTTCAGGTGTTGTTCCGTTCTGTAAACAGATATAAACCCTAAAATCACTATTAACGACAAAAAAGTTTGCAGTGTATAATGATGTTCCACCAGAGTTTGGTGGTGCATTTGATATACTATAGTCATGTCTATAGTAATCATATGTTGTTCCAGAGTTCCAGTTTAATTTTGGAACAATTTGTTTTACATCAGCAGAAGTTATCCTCTTAACAGCAATCATACTATCATAATAGTCATTCATATTATTGAAACTATCAATAGGTGCTGGAGGAGCAGAATCCCATGTTGATACAATACTTGTTGGATTTGGTAAACCTACAAATGCGTAATATGAATTAGTCGAAGTAGATACACCAGCAACGAAGTTTTTTGCGTTTAATATTCTTATTTGATCCGTTATGATTGCCGACATGAATTTTTGTTTACACTTTTTTTATTTATTTAGACGACGAAGTTCTCAGCTTTAAGAGCAATCTTCCTCTTAACCTGCGGCCCAGTCTTAATACCAGTAATACCATTAGTAGTATTTGCGGTATATACTTGTGATAATTGTCTATCCGTTAGTTGTAATCGACCCCAACTAAACTCACCAACGAATGATCTAGATAAACCTTGACCTAACGTAGCATAACCTACACTATTTTGTAATCCATTCCAATCTAGAACCTTACAGAATACTCTTGTTGCTACCTCTGTTTGATCTGTACCAAATCCGATAGTGGTTATTCCTACATGGTGTGATACTTCATATATGTTATCTAGGGCAG